AGGGAAGAAATTAACTTTAATAACAAGCATTATGTTGCTGTGTGTTGGTTGGGTGGTATCAATCCTACCGACAAACCATCAGCTAAAGCTATTGAAAGTGTTAAGTGGCTCTACGAACAAGTCGGTGGAGAACTAAGACCTCACTCCTCGTTCAAACAAACTGATTGTCCTGGCGATGCTTGGCGACAACACATTATAGAAGGCTTAGTTACTAACAAAATTAGTAACGATAGTCCACCTGATATGATACATCCTCAAACTTTACAGAAGAAACTTGATACAATTATTGCTAAACTAGAAAATATAGAAACTAAGTTAAAGTTAGGAAATTTAATAAAATGAAAAAAGAATATGTTGATTTATTAGAACGTTGTCTTTGGACTTTTGTTGAAACATTTGCATCAACTCTTGTTATTTCTCCTGCTTTAGGTGTAGATATTAGTACACTTGAAGTAGCTGCATTAGCAGGTGGTGCTGCTGTTTTATCAGTTCTAAAAACATTTGCTAAAAATAAAATACAACCAGTAACTAATAAAGTATCTAGGTAATAGTTGAATGAGTAGTAAGAAAGTTTGGAATAAACCTAGACCTAAGTCTTTGGGTAAGTCTAAAAAACTTACGTCTTCTCAAAAGTCTAAAGCTAAAGCAAGAGCTAGAAAAGCAGGTAGGAAATATCCTAACCTTGTTGATAATATGTGGGCTTCAAAACAATGACAGTTAAGTATCGTGGAGAAACATTTAGTGGTTATAACAAACCTAAACGTACGCCTAAAGCTAGTAAATCACACGCTGTGTTAGCTAAGAAAGGCGACAAAGTCAAACTTGTACGATTTGGTCAGCAAGGTGTGTCAGGCGACGGTAAGAAAAATACTGCAAGACGTAGGTCGTTTCATGCTAGACATAAGTGTTCACAAAAAACAGACAAGTTCAGTGCAGGTTATTGGGCTTGTAAAGTTAAATGGTAAAGGAGTAATATGCCTATTGATAAATATGGTAAGAAAAAATCTTATGCGAAAAAACGTAAGAAAAAATATAAGAAGATGTAATTAAGCGTCCCAACAGTGCTTACTACTATTCCAATGATGCCATCCATCGTTATACACTAACCAACTAGCTACTGCTGTAGATACTTTAGGGTTAGTTCTTTTGCTAGTTATATTTAATTTTGGCGATAGCCATTTCCACGTATTATCATTGAATTGCCACAGACCAATGTCTTTAGTTTTGTCTTTATTAACACCAACAGCGTCAGGTTTTCCTCTACTTTCACAATAGATAACTAACATAGCCTGTTTAATGTCTTCATCTTTAAAGTATGTGCTGACTGTGGGCATCCAGTCAGCTACATACTCTATTTTTTTACTATCTTGACGACATTCAACGTAGTCTTGTAGATTATCTATAGTCAACATGTATGGAAGGACACAAAATAATATACTTTCAAGCATGATTACTTACCGAACACATTTTTTCTTACTTTTTCTTCACGCCTGATACGTTTAATATATCGCCATCGATAATAAAAATGTAAAACTTTCATTCTTCTTCACACCAACAGACAACTAATTGTTTAACCATATCAACAATGCTTGTATAACACCATACGCAGAAAGCAACAGGTACAATACCAAAATCTCCTTGTATATCTCCTGCATCTAAGTCTATTTCAGCTTTACATATAGAACATTTAGTTTCAGATTTCATTCTTCTTCGCCTTTTATATCAGTTCTTTTAAGACCTTTAGCTTGTAAACTATACGCAGCTACAAATTCATCAACATCATTAAGTGCTAAACATACCAGTCCATCATTAGTGCCATCAGGCATAGCTACAAATACAAATGGTCTTTCATCATCAGGTAAATTAGTATCATTTTGTTCTTTAGCTTTAAGATACCTATTCCATAATGTCTGTACTTGCTTACCTGCTTTAACTTCAACACGCATCCAACCATCCATCCAACCTTCTTCATGTGCTCTGAGGTGCTGTAACTTAGGTTCAGGTATTAACAGCTTACGCATAGCTACGTACTGCTTCTTACGACCTTTCGCTTTATTATTGCGACCACGCCTAGAAGCAGCACTACGTTTTCTAGCCATTAGAACGGAGGAATGTTCCATTCTTTAGGTAAGTCATCTGTAATCCACCAAGACTTAGAGAACTTGCCTGTGTGTGCAGAACATTCTGCTTGTGACTTAGCACCACACTTGAAGTCAGGACTTGTTGGTCCTTTCTTATCCATTCGGTTATCAAATACCTTACCGTTACAGAACGGACATGTTAAGTCTGTTCTAGGAACTGAACTTTCTGACATCTTGTCCATGATTTTATCTGTTATATCTTCTGTTTCAAATACAGAATTGATAGCTTCATCGACTGTGTCTGCAGGTTTTAACTCGTCTGACATACCACGTTCTAATTGTGCTAGGTATGTATCAACTTGTTCTTTACTCCACTGCATTCTATTTACAGGGAATTTACGTACATTAGCATAGTTATTAGCCATCTTTAATGCTGCTTCTCTATGTGGGGCTGATAAGTCTTTAACCATGCTATCTGCAATAGTATCTACTTCAGCACGTGTCATCATCTGTGGTTTATCTTCCACAGGTTTGACTGACTTAGACATTTCTTCTCGACTAGGTCTAGCTTTATCTGAACCTTGATACATCCAGTTCGCTAACATACGTCCGATACTAGAGGTTTCACAATTCTCCATCCAAGCATCTGCGTTAGCAAATCCACCTTGACCTTTAGTTTCCTGTGCTATACCTGTAGCTACAGGGTTAACATCTTCTATGTCTTTGTAACCTAATGTTCTAATAGTTACGCATGAACCATCATCAGTTATGTGTACTACTTCTGTATAGATACGTCCATTAGGATTGTCTGCCCAAAATTTCTTTAAGCGTTCTTCTACGGTTTCGTAGTCTTCTAAGTTAAACTTAGCCATCTATATTCCTTTCTTCACGTGGGTCATATATCACACCTATCTCTCTATCAGCATAGTGCTTAGGACTAGACTTAATATCTGTGATAGTTAACTGTGGTTCTGACCACTCTATGTCAAAGTATTCTTCAATAATGCTATCAGGATTATCTCCATTGCGTTCTGCAATAGCTTTAAGTGCAGACCTACGTAACGTAGAGTTATCTGCTCTAAAGACTGCATCCCAATCTCTTTTCAAATATTCCTTTAACAAACTCATCTCTTTTACTACAAACTTTGGTTTACTTGTCCTTCTAAATACTAGCGAATGACCACGTACACCACCGTTATCAGGTAAATCTTTTGCTATCTCTAGTTGAAATAACTTTTTAATTGTGTTAAATGCAGATGCTATGTGTGTAAGTTTAAGAATTAAATCTTCTTTTTGTTCAAAGTCTAATTCTCCTAAGTACTCAATAATATCATCAACATACAATTCTTCTATTTCTGCACCGTTAGCTGTGTTCTGATATGCAGACTTTACTAAGTGCAAGATGTCATCAATCGGTATTGGTTGCATGGCTCTCCTTAGATGTTAATTTTGCGTATACTTCTACAGACTTGTTAGGTGTAGAACGTCTAACTCTAGTATCTAAAATTAGATTGTTTCTTAATTGCAATTTGTTTTTCCAATAATGCGTTGATGTTTGTGCAGTTGCATACACTTTCATAAAAGCATCGCCGTTGTATGTAAATATCCTAAACCATTGGTTTGGGTTCATTGATAACGTTGCAATAACATCATCGGTAATTATATTTACATTACGCTTTATACTTGGTTTTGGAACTTCATCAACTGCTACAGGTGTGAAGTCATATATTTCTTCATTCATATTTCTCCTTATCGTTTTTGCATTCCACGCACACGTCCATGTGATAATGGCGTGTGATGAAAACAAAACTTACTTCTGTTGTATTTACTTATTACGACTGTACAATTATCTTTTGCACAGACCCTACCTTCAGCGTATACTTTATTCTTACGCTGCTTGTAAGGATTTTTATTTCCTTTCATGTATATAGTACTCATTATTCTTCTTCCTGTTGAACACCCCACAATTCGTCTATGACGGTTGTAGTAGCATCATCTTTTTGTACTTGTACAAGAAACTTTCCACCTCTAATATTTTTATTAGATAAATCTTTCCAGGTGTCATAACCTAGCTGTATGTTTCTGTCAAACATCACGTTAAATGTACGCTTTGCTTTTTCATAATCCGTAGCTTCAATGTAAAAATCTACATAGAATGTTTCTCTAAAACGATATTTACTTAGCTGCGTTTCTTCTGATTTCTTCATAGTATTCCTCTCTATCAGGGTCTAAACGACCACCTTTATATCTTGCTTCTACTGCTTCTTGACCACCCATCATAGAAAAATATCTTTCTCTATATTCGTAGATGTCATCATACGATTTAAACTGTTGATTAAAGTAATCAACGAATAAACTAATTCGTGTATGAGTGTGCATCAGTGCTGCAATGTAATCGTGTATTTCATTTATGTCATCTAACTGTACGATTAAATCTTGTACTGCCATTTCAGCAGACCGTTCATCATATATATCATTGACATAAGCCATAGGAGAATGGTGTTTGTATTTCATATTTGTCCTTCCATATATATATTATAATATAGTTCTCATTTTATTCAAACTATATTATTAATACTGTTGTTTTTTAGTTGTGTTATTTAGATGTGGTTTCTATCTGACCACCGTCGTTCAAACTTAATTGTTTGACATCACGCATGTAACATAGTACATTGGTACATACCAAGTTAGCGTGACGTGTAGTCAAGTGGTTACCACACCACATACATATATTGCTCATACTTCTAGTTTAACTAGATATTCTGCCGTAACGCCACTATTTTCTTTGCAAAATAGTAGATACTGACATGGTCGTCCCATTGAAGCTAATTGCTCTTGGGCGTATGTATTATAGCTTTCAGTACTTCCATTAACCCATAGTCGTACATCATTTATGTATTGCGTGTTTGGTGTATGGTAATGTCCTGCAACTGCGTAATCAAAATCTTTCATCATACCTGCAGATGCTAGTGCTTTCCATCCTAAAATTTTCTTACCAAATCCGTACCATGGAAACCCTCCATGTCCTCTGACTTGGTCGCCGTGAAATAAAAAGAACTTACATTTCTTACCTAAGTCTGCGACTTTGTACCAATTCCTTTCTCCGTCTAGGTTCGGTAAATGAAATGATATTCTTTTTTCTTTAGCGTATAACTGTTCTAGTATCTTACCTAACATCATGTCAGCATTGCTTTCAGGATGATAGTTTCTTCTTGATGTACCACCTAAAGAACCATGATTTCCTATAACCCAATGCACTTCTACTTCTTTGAAGTCGTGTAAGAGTTTGTTAAAGAAACCACTTAAAATACGTGGTCCATCTACAGTTACTTGCTTGTATAGCGAAGCATCTATTAGATGTTCTTGTCCAGGAAATATTAATTCTCCCTCAACAATGTCGCCTAATCCTAATACAACTACTTTGTTTACAGGATGTGACTTACGTTGTACGGCTGCAAGTTCGCATATCTTGTCTGCGTATTTAAGCACACGTTGTTCTGCTACATCTGTGTTGTAATCAGGTGTAACTTTTGCTAACTGTATATCAGATAACAAAGCTACTGCTATTTCTTCTTTGCCTTTCGCACGTGTATGTGTAGGTGGAGGTATCACAGGTATGTCCAATGATTGTATTCCACTTTTACATGCTTGAAATACAGCGTCAATTAAATCAGCTTTCTTATTCTTAGCCTTTTCTAACTGTTTAAGTAACTGTAAGTTAGTCTGTTTTAACTCGTGTATTTGTGTGCTTTCAGCTTGGGCAATAAGTTCTTCGATAGATTTAGCTGACATACGTATCGCCTTGTAAGTAGCGACGTATAGCAGAATAACTTATCTTTATTTCCCATTCGTCTTTGAGTATTGATACTATTTTGGAAACATTCATACTCTCTGTGTTCCCATTTTCAGCCCTGTTCTTCAATACCGTCAAGAACTCTTGAGCGTCGGCAGGTAATTTGTTCCACCAACGTGGTATATCTGAACCTTGTTCTACTGCTTTAAGCAGTTCTTCTAATCTGTTCATAAGATAATCTTACCATTATCTTATACTTTTTTATATTTTTCTAAAATATTTTTAATTCTTCGTCAGGTTTTGCTACAAGTTTATACTTGAATACTTCTTCGCCATTGTCTAGCGTATGTGTTTGTGTATCAATAACCCAACCTATCTTACGTAAGTCAAATATAATTCCACCAAATCTAGTAGCGTGTAAATCATATACAAACTCTAGTGTAGATACAGGTACTCCGTCTTCACGTGATATATCAAATGCTAATTCCATAAGTTCACGTTTAGAATTACCTGCAATAGTTTGATTTCTAAATGTTTTAACATATTTCGGTGGCTTAGTATCTTGGTATCTTATCATTATTCCTCCTCCAAATAATTTTCTATTTTAAAAACTGAACCTAAAGCACATCCACAATCTCCACACCACAGGTTACCTGCGTCGTGTCGTGTATTTGTGTGTTTGCAAATCATACTTCATCTCCGTCCATGTATTGTGACATACAACCTACGCACAATCCATCGTGCGTAAATGTAGTTTGTCTTTCGACATCACATTCAACACAGTTATCAATAAAGCGTAAGTCTTTATTCTTCTTCATTAGTGTATGGTTTAACTTCGTTAACAACACTTTGAAAATGTTGGTTCATCATCTCGTTAATGTATGATTGCATAGGCATAACAACTGATACACCCTCGTCTTTAACTTCCCATTTCAATACAAATGGTATTGCAATTCTCTCATCTTGAATACTTACAACAAGATACAAAACGGACTTATCTTTCTCGCCTGTAGCTAGAGTGATACCGATGTTCTCCCATGTAGTAGATTTGTTACCGTCTAACATAGTTCCACGTACCCATAGTTGAGGTTCATCTCGTAACATAGTTACGCCTTGATTACTCAAACTCTTACGTGATATGTCATCAGGTATTACGTGTTCAAAGTTCATAACTTTTTCCTTTCTTATCGTGGTAGGTGGCGTGTGTATGCTCTTACTTTATATCGCTTTGAAACCTACCCTATCTATAGATAGTTTATAACACACAGTTAGCGAACCAAACAGGAATTACATTGTTTATATGGTTGTTCTAATCTCTAGTGCTAGGCTAGAGTTTCCTACCTTATGCGTTCCTATGTGTTATAAGCTACCTACGTTAATACCAAGTTAGTTGCGTGGGGTATTAATTTCCTCGCTTTCACTTCATAGATAGCTTGTAACACACAGAGAGTTGGTATCATCTTGGCTAAGTGCCTCAAAGGTTTTGTATTGTACTCTCAAATTTCAAACCTTATACCTTTATGTGCT